ATTCAAGCAGGTGATTGAACAGCGTGATGCTGTTAAAGAGCCTATTGAAGCTGCGCCGAGTCAGAGTGATTCTGATGCGGAGGCAACCGAAGCAGAAATTCTCGCGGCTCTTGAGCAACGTGAACTTCTTAAACTCCTTGACAAACGCCTGAAAGGTTAATCATGTCGCAACAAATCATCGAAAAGCTGGACGCTATCGAAGCCTCGCAAGCCGAGAAAATCCAAGCAGTTGAAGCTGCTATCCCCGCTGCTGTTGAAGCCGTCAAGGCCGAATTCAGCGAAATGGTTGCTGCTCTGGAAGCTAAAGTCGCTTCTGTGCAAGCTCCCGCCGTCATGAAGATCGAAAAGACCGTTCGTGGCGATGTGAACAAGCACGTTCGTGAGCAACTGAAAGAAATCGCCGGTGGCAAGTCTGCGTTCGAAAAAGAACTCAAGATTTTCGCTAGCGAAGACCAGATGCACGCCTACATGCGTGAAGCCTCGGCTCTGACCGCTGGTGGCGACGGCAAAGGTGGCCGCACCGCTTATGACCCCGTGTTCGTCGCTCTGCGTATGGCTAACCCCATGCGTGGTCTGTCGCGCACCGTGGCTACCGACGGTTCCAGCTACCAGTTCCGCGTGAAGACCGGCAACGCTGGTGCTCAGTGGGGCTACGCAGTGCAGAACAACGGCACGCCCACCACCGAGAACACCTCGATTTGGCAGATCGTCCTGAAGGACATCAACGTCCAGTTCCCGATCCGTACCGCTGCCCTGGACGACATCGACGGCCTGGAAGCCAACGTGGTTGACGACATGCTGGCTGAGTTCGCTCAAGCTGAAGCCCTGTCGATGATCGCCAACAACGACCAGTCTGGCACCGGCTCCACCGTTGCTACCGGCGGCGCTGATGGCCTGCGTGGTCTGAACCAGTACGGCGGCGCTAACGCCACCTACACTGGCGGCACGACTTCTGCTGCTGCTTTCGGCACCTCTGGCACTGGTTCTACCAGCGGCCTGCACTCGCTGGCTACCTACGACCAGTTGACCACCAACGGCAACACTGTGGGCGCTGCAAACGTGACCTACAAAGACATCATCAACATGATGTATGCCCTGCCGGTCCAATACCGTAGCGCCAACGTGAAGTGGATGATGAACAACATCTTCCTGTCGCAAGTGCGTAGCCTGGTTGACGACAACGGCGCTCCGATCTTCCAGCGCGTGGAAGGTCTGTCTGTCGATGGCGTGATTGGTACTCTGCTGGGCTTCCCGGTCATCGAGAACCCCTATGTGGACGCTCCTAGCCAAGCCACCGCTGGCGACGCTGGCACCACCAGCCTGTACCCGGCCTACTTCGGCGACTTCACCCGTGGTCACACGATCATTGATCGTCTGAACATGCTGGTCCGTCGCTACGACCAAACGCTCCCAGGCTCGATCACTTTCTATGGTGAGAAGCGTCTGGCTACGTCGGTTCGTGACCCGAACGCTCTGGTGCGTTATCGCAGCACCGCAACGGCGGCATAAAAAAAGGGGAGGGGGAAACCTCTCCCTTTTTTATATGTACTACACCTACATTCATTTTAAAAAAGATACAAACGAGCCTTTTTATATTGGGAAAGGTCGTGGCGATAGGTATCTTGTAAAGTCAAAGCGCAATCAGCACTGGAATAATGTTGTAAAAAAACATGGCTTTACTGCTGAAATTGTTTGTAGATGGAATACTGAAGATGAAGCACTTGTTCATGAGAAATTTTTGATAGAGTGTTTCAAAGGAATTGGCATTCCATTGGCTAACTTGACAGATGGTGGAGAAGGTACTTCAGGTTGGGTTCCTTCAGAAGATTGGCGAAAGAAAAAAAGCAATTCACAAAAACAAAAATTTGTGAACCCCATGCTTAACGAAATAAGCCGAAAAAAATCTGCCGAGTCAAGAACTGGAATGTTGTTATCTGAATCTCATAAAGCTAAAATTTCCCAATCATTGATTGGAAACAAAAGAAGCAGTGGGATGAAACAAACAGCAGAATCAAATGCTAAAAGATCGCAAGCGATGAAAGCAATTTGGGCTTCTAAAAAGTCATCTCAAAAGGAAATGCCATGACCATCACCGAAAAAATCCTCGACGGAATCAAGCAAGCCTACAACGAAGGCGGCAAAGTCACCATCGACCTCAAGGAAGCGTCCTCGTTGACTGGCTCCGGTACGGGTCTTGGTGGTCGCACAGTTTTTGATGACGCATTCGCTGCGTTGCGTTACGCCAACCCTTTCCGCATGGGTTCGCGTGTTGTTCCTGTTGACGGCTCTGACATGCAATTCGTCGCCAAGACAGGTAACGCAACCAATCAAGCCAACCCCTGGGGCTATCCCGTTCAAAACAACGTGGGCACGCCTGGCACCAATACTTCGATCTGGCAATTGCCGGTTCGTGCTGTGACGGCTGAACTGCCGATCCGCAACGCTGTTTTCTCCGATGTGAACGGTCTGCCTGCCGAACTGGTGGAAGACTTGGCCCTAGAATTTGCCCAGGTTGAAGCCGCCTCTATGGCGATCAACTCTGACCAAGCTGGTTCCACCACCGTGACGACTGGCGCAACCTCTGGTCTGCGTGGCCTGGACTCGTACACCTCTGGCTCGACCGCTGCCTTTGGCACCTCGGGCACCGGCATCACTTCTGGCATCCACACTCTGGCAACTGTTGCTCAGACTGTCGGTGGTGTGACGTACAACAACATCGTGGATGTGGTTGACGCTTTCCCGTCGCAATACTGGTCGCTTCCTGGCAATGCCTGGCACATCCGTCCGTCCATGATTAAGGCACTGCGCCAACTCAAGGACACGCAAGGTCTGCCGCTGTTCCTGGAAATCGGTGACGAAGACGGCGCTGCTGTTGGCCGCATGTTTGGTTTCCCCGTGATTCCGAACCCCTACCTGTCTACCTCTTTCCCGATTTATCTGGCAAACTGGCCCCGTTTCCTGACCATTGGCGATACTGAGCAAATGTCCATCCAGATGTTTGAGCAGACTCAGCCTGGTTTCATGACCATCTACGCTGAAAAGCGCGTGGTGTCGTCTGTGCAGGATGTGTTTGCCGGTGTTCGCATGAGCGCCTAAGAGGTGAAATATGGCAGTTGATAACGTTGTCGGCTACCCGTTTGGGGCACAGACTCGTAATCCGTTCAACTATGTAAAGGTTGAACAGACGAATCGTGATGTCTCGACCAACTGGCTCACTGCCAATGAAATCACCGAGCATCTAAACCTGTTCGATGACACGAGCCAGGACGCATACGTCTTGTCTCTTGAACTGGCAACTCGGATGGCGATTGAGGACTATCTTGGAATGTCCATTTTCGCCACTTCGTACCGGGTCTACTACGGCTCAGAAAGCCTTGCATCGGCCCCTGCGAGCCTTGACCTGCCGGAGGTGAGCCAAAGCTCCCAGTCGAACCCTCAAGGCGTCACGATCAACTCTGTGGCCTACTGGAACGACTCTACGCCGTCTATTCTGACGACTGTACCGTCGAACCAGTATTACTACGACAACTCTGGCAACAAAGTTATCGTGGCAAGTCTTCCCACAGACATCAATACGGCAATGACAGCGCCTATCGTGGTCAATTACACGGTTGCTGCGAATCCCTTGGCTGCTTACCCTGTTATCAAGCAGGCTGCTCTTTTGTTGCTGACGCACCTTTACAACAATCGTTCGAACGCAACAGAAACCAAGCTCAAGGACATTCCGTTTGGCGTGACCACATTGCTTCGTCCTTACAAACCTCTGGTGATGTAAATGACAATTGCGCGTTTCGAGAATATCGCCGTCAACAATCTGACTTTCGGCAAGTCGGATTTTGGTGAGCAAGCGACCACTCAAACCGAGTGGTTCAAGACTCGTGCGCGTGTGGCTGACGTTGCAAACAGCGTGAAAATCGCTGACAAATATCGGCTGTATCAAGACCTGGTGAATTTCACCTTGAACTACACGCCCAACATGAAAACGATTGTTGATAACCAGCAGTCGTACTCAATCACATGGCGCGGCAATGATTGGCGGATTACTGATGTCCGAGAATCGAATGACCGTATGCGCGTGACATTCATGTGCTATCGTTCTGATCCTGTTACGGCGGTTTAAATGGCAGCACAAAATAA